CAGGCGCTGGAGTATCCGTCCAGGTCCACCGCCGCGCCCCTGATGGCTGGGATTCGAGCGTGGAAGAGAAGCACTTTGGCGCGGACGAAGGTCCGGAAGCTCTCCAGCACATTGCCAAGGTATCTGGCATCAAGGGCGATGACGTTGTAGAGACCGGCGGGGATATCCCCGAGAAGAAGGACGCCTAGAGCGTTGTAAATCCAACACGAAGGAGACACGGCGTTTGCCAGAGCAGGGCTATTCCATACGGGATGGCCCTTTTACCTGCGCGCCGTCTCTGGAGACTGCGATGCCGGCCTTTCTCGAAAACAAGCTACGCGCACAAGCCCTCTCGCAGGGCCTTTCTACGAAGCGCACTGAGCGCTATGTGTACGGCGCTCTGAACAACCTGGGCGCGATGCATGGCTCGAAGGAAACAGCCAAGGGTAAGGCGATGCAGGCTAAACATGAGCGAACAGTGAAGCTCGCGGACTTGATGAAGTGAAGATGACTCCTTTGCATGATCGCGTGCTGGTGCAGCGCGACGAAGAACGTCCGGGCGGTCTGATTGTCGTCCGCAATGACGAAGCTGCGGTGGACGGCGTGGGTGGCGACTACAGTCACCGTTTCCTAACTGGTAAAGTCGTCGCCGCCGGCCCGAAATGTGATCCGGACATTCATCCAGGCGTGCGGCTGATCTTCTCCAACTGGGATGACGCTGACGGCGTGTTTGTGGATGGCATGCAGATGATCAGGCAGAAAGACATTGCGGGGATTCTCAATGACTGACCGCACACCTGAAGAGAAGAGCAAGTTTCTGAGCACCGCAATGTCTCGCTTTAAGCTTGCGTCCGAGGCTGAAGCTGAGTGGCGCCGCGAGGGGCTCGAGGATCTGCAGTTCTGCATTGGATCGCAGCAGTGGGCTCCGGAGATCAAGTCCCGGAGAGCGAATGAGCAGCGTCCGTGCCTGACGATCAATCGCACGAAGCAGTTTAAGAAGTTGATCGTCAACGATCAGCGCCAGCAGCGGCCGGCAATTCAAATCAACCCCAAGGGGAGCGGAGCATCGATCGACGATGCCCAGATCCTCCAGGGGATCATCCGCTCAATCGAGGTCGACTCAGAGTCAGAGATCGCGGACGACATGGCGTTCGAGTGGATGGTGATCACGGGCCGTGGTCTGTCGCGGGTGCTGACGGAGTATGCCGACGATGACAGCTTCAACCAGGTATGCAAGATTGAGACCATCAGGAATCCGTTCCTCTGGTACCTGGACCCGGCCGCACTAAGGCCCGACAAGTCGGATATGAAGTGGGCGTTTGGCATTGCGGACATGATGCGCGACGCCTTTAGTGCAGACTATCCCGAGTCGGCGGCTGCATCGCTGGACGATTTCTCCTCGATTGGTGACAACGCACAGGAGTGGCTGAACAAAGAGACCGTCCGCGTGGCTGAGTACTACTACGTGGAGTTCGACAAGGTTACGCTGAAGGTTGGTGACCGCGAACGCATCGTGCGTAAGCCGAAGGTAAAGTGGGCGAAGATCTCCGCGGTGGACATCCTCGAGGAAGCCGACATCCCTTGCAAGTGGATTCCCCTCGTCGTGGTAGAGGGTGAGGACTTTGACATCAATGGCCGTCGCCACCTTGCGGGACTGATTCGGGACCTTCGAGATCCACAGAAGAATTACAACGTGTGGACATCTTCGGCGGCCGAGATGGTGCTGTTGGGGCCCAAGGCTCCTTTTCTGATAGCGGAAGGCCAGATTGCAGGACATGAATCCGAATGGGCTCAGGCAAACACAAAGAACTTCTCTTGCCTGGTTTATAAGGAGATTGGAATCAATGGTACTCCCGTTCCTCCGCCACAGCGCAATTCCGTAGAGCCGCCGATTCAGGCAATCATGGCACTACAGCAGGCCGCGGCGAACGATATGCAAGCGGTTGCCGGTATCAATGACGCCAACCTTGGTGAGCGTCGGCCGGACGAGAGTGGCAAGGCTGTTCTCCTGCGACAGAAGCAGGGAGATCTCTCGACGTTCGAATACTCGGACAACCAGTCGCGCGCCATTCGCCACCGCGGGCGGATCCTGATGGAGATGATCCCGCAGATCATGGACGTCGCGCAGGTGGCTCAGATCATCAATCCTGATGGAACCACGGACCATGCGATCGTGCACTCAGGAAGTCCTGACGACGCGGCAGAGCTGCAGCAAGATCCGGAGAATGCTGAGATCAAGAAGGTTCTGGATCTGAGCAAGGGCAAATACTCGGTGACGATCTCGGTGGGCCCCAGCTACCAGACGAAGCGGCAGGAAGCTGTTGCGTCGATCATGGCGCTGATCAGCGCGGCTCCGCAGGTGCTCAACATCGTCGGCGATCTTCTCGTCGGAAACATGGATTGGAACAACGCTCCGGAGATCGCGAAGCGGCTGAAGAAGATGCTTCCTGCGCAGCTGCAGGACGATGGTGATGATGCTACTCCTGAGCAGCAGCTTGCCAAGGCTCAGCAGCAGCTGCAGGCGATGCAGCAGGTCCACCAGCAGGTAATGGGTGCTCTCCAGCAGGCACAGCAGATTATCCAGACGAAGCAGGTAGAGCAGCAGGGCAAGGTTGCGATTGAGAAGTTGAAAACGGATGCGGATGTCCTTATGGCGAAGATGAGGGCACTCACTCCGATCCTGGTAGCTGAGATCAACACGAAATCTCAGGATGGCCAGGTGCGACAGCAGATCGACGCCGATGTGGCGATGGAGCTGCACGGCGCAGCGCATGATATCGCCATGCAGCGGGACCAGCAGCAGAACGCCGCGGCGCTGGCACAACAGGCGCAGGCTGCACAGCAACAGATGGCACAGCAGCAACAGCAGCAGCCCCAGCAAATACCGTCAGAATAATCACCTTTCACAAGTCGATACCAGTGCTGATCTGGGATGCCAGTCGAGAGCTCAATCTCGACACACTTTGCCCTTACGGCTTGGGGCTATCGAGCCGGACAAATCCACTTGCGGAGAGAATCGCATGTCCGAAGTAAACGAAGCAGAAATCACGCTGGCCTCCACGACTGAATCGCAGGAAGAGTTGGAGCACTCCGCCGGTCCGAACTGGCGCCAGAGCTACGCTCGCCCCACGATCGTCGAGGTTGAGGACAGTGCCGAGGCTGGTACAGCCAAAACCGGCGCGCCAGAGGCTAACGCGCAACAGTCCACGGAGAAGAAGCCTGCAGAGGGCAAAACCGCGACGGAAAAGCAGCCAACGGCCGAGAAGGACGAACTGCCTCCCGAGGTGCAAAAGCTGATCCAGAAGCGGATCGACAAGCTCACGGCCAAGAATAAAGCCTTGGAAGATGAGCTGGAACGTTCGCGCGGCACACAGCAATCGGCGAAGACTGAGACCAAAACGGAAGCAGTTGCGGGTAACGATCCCGAACCTCAGCCCGAAGATCTGGATGCCAAAGGACAGCCCAAATACGCCCGGTATGAAGACTTTACCAAGGCGCAAGCGCTGTGGGCCGCTCGCGAGGCAATGCGCGAGCGCGAAACGGCGACCTCAAAGCAGACCGCTGAAGCGCAGATGAAGCAGAACTGGGACGCGCACAACACGCGCGTCGCGGAAGCTCAAGGCAAGTATGACGACTGGGACGAGGCTGCAGCGGCCATTGGGAGCGCTGCGGTACCGCAAGCCGTTGGCCTAGCCATCGTTGAGATGGATAACTCTGCAGATGTGCTCTACCACCTCGCCAAGCACCCCGAGGAGTTAGAAGCGCTCCAGAAGATGAGCTCGATCCGCCAGGTGGCCGAGATTGGCCGTCTTTCCGCCGCGCTTTTGCCTTCTAAGACCGAATCTCCGAAAACGAAACCAACGAGCAAGGCCCCAGCGCCAATCACGCCAGTGGGGAGCTCGTCTTCTACGACTCCGAAGAACCTGGACGATCCGAATATCTCAGTGGATGAGTTTGTGCGGCGCCGGAATCTTGCGGAGCGCAATCGCCGCCGGTAAAGCGGTGACGAGGGAGAGCGATAAGTGGCAAACACTTACTTAACAATGGGCATGGTGACGCGCGAGTCTCTGCGCGTTCTCGTGAACAACCTGACCGCTGCCAAGCACGTCAATCGCGAGTATGACGACAAGTTTGGCGTGGAAGGCGCGAAGATCGGCACCATTCTGAATGTCCGCAGGCCTCCGCGCTACATGACCAGCGTTGGCCAGGCTCTGCAGATCGAAGATTCGACCGAAACCAGCGTCCCCCTGGTCCTCAACACCCAGCGTCACCTTGGCCTGGCCTTCAGCTCGGCTGACCTGACGTTGAACATTGACGACTTCAGCAAGCGCTTCATCAAGCCTGGCTTGTCGACGTTGGCAAACTGGATTGACTACGACGTGCTGCAGCAGTACGTCAACTTCTACAACGAGATCGGCACTCCGGGCACGACTCCGAACCAGGCGCTGACCTACCTTCAGGTTGGACAGCGTCTGCACGAAGAGGCGGTTCCCTTCGAGGATCGCTATCTCTTCATTTCGCCTGGCATGAACGCCACGATCGTGGATGCGTTGAAGGGCCTGTTCCAGTCGGGCGAAAAGATCAAGGAACAGTACGAGAAGGGCATGATGGGCGAGGGACTGGGCTTCGATTGGTTCCTTGACCAGAACGTTCCGACTCAGACGGTTGGCCTGCAGGGCGGCACCCCGGTGGTGAACAGCGCTGGCCAGAATGGCGCGAGCATTGGCACCAGCGGCTGGACGATCAACACGCAGGTGCTGAACGCGGGCGACGTGATCAGCTTCGCCGGCGTCTATGCGGTGAACCCGCAGACTCGCCAGTCGACCGGAGCTCTGCGCCAGTTTGTGGTTACCGCGAACGTTCAATCAAACGGCGCGGGCGTGGCGAACATTCCGATCTCCGGTCCTTCCGGAAATGGACTGATCACTGGCGGACCATGGCAGAACGTCACTGCATCGCCGGCGAATAACGCGGCGGTCAACGTGCAGGGTGCGAGCGCGGTCACGAGCTCTCGTGGCTGTGCCTGGCATAAGGATGCAATCACCTTGGCGATGGCTGATCTGGTTCTGCCTGGCGGAGTGGACATCGCCGAGCGTGCCAGCTCGAAAGAGTTGGGCGCCAGCTTCCGCCTGATTCGCGCCTATGACATCAACCAGGACCGCTTCCCCTTCCGTGGAGACGTTCTTTACGGCGCGGCGACACTGTATCCCGAACTGGGCTGCAGGATCGCGAGCTAAGGAGACTCGAGACTCTGAGGAGACTCTGAAACGATCATGAAAAACATCACTCGTTTGCTTGTAGTTTTTGGGCTGCTCTCTGTCGCGATGTTTGCGCAGACAGCGCTCACGCAGACCACTCTTTCCGGGGCCGTCAACGGCCCCGTGATGTACAGCGGCTCGTCTACCCCGACGCTGAGCACCACGGTTACGTTGACATCAGTGACCGGGGTTGTCGCGGCCTTCAACACGTCCGTGATCCAGTCCGTGCTCTACGTCGGTCAGGAAGCGATGGGCGTGGTCTCGGTGAACTCCAGCACCTTGCAGGTTAACGTGCTGCGCGGTTATCTGGGGACGAAAGCCAGCCCACATCCTTCTGGCGATATGGTGCTGATCGGGCAGTTCAATCTGCTTGGCAGCAACATGTTCTTCCAGCAGGATCCTCCCTTTAATGGGGCCTGCATCTCCACCGCAATTCCTTCGACGCCTTGGGTCAACGTGATGACGGGAGCGCAGTGGTTGTGCTCATCGGTTACGGGGACATGGGTGCCGGGATGGAATAACCCACTGAATGGTGGAGCGGAAAAGGTAACGGCTGCAGTTGCTTCAGCAGCGGGACTGGTCACGCCATCCGGCCCACTGTTTCATATCACCGGAACTGCAGCGATCACCGGATTTAACATTCCGGTGGGCTTTGATGCGACCCCGTCCGGCGGTGGCAGTTTCTGTGCAATTCCGGACGGAATTTTCACCACAACCGCGGCAAGCAACATTGCTCTCGCCTCTACGGCGGTGGTGAATAAGATGCTGTGCTGGCAGTGGGACGCGACGAACTCCAAGTTCGTGCCTACCTACTAATTTCCTGAACAACCAGAGCTGGGCGCGGTCTCCTCATGGGCCGCGCCCGATTTTATGGAAGGAAGACATGTCCCACGAGAATCATCACGTCGTCCCGGGTAACGGCCATCACGAGTACAGCAAGGACAAAGGCTACGTTGCCAAAGAATACGAACATCAGGACTATCCCAAGGTTGTGGAGCACGAACCAGGGAAAGAGCCTGTGATCGTCCACTCAGAGGAACAAGAGCGCGCCCACAAGGCCCGCAAAATCAAGGCCGCGGCTGAGTCCCAGCCCAAGCCTGAAGAGGCCGAACAGCATGAGTAATTTCGCACTGCTTGAAACCAAGAAGGGGCGGGAGAACAAAGTCATCACTCCCGCCTCGTGCGATGCGGCCCGCGGCCCGCATACCTATGACAGAAGCGTTGGCCATGACGGCATGGTCGTCGGTTACGTGCCCGTGTCCTTCGAGCATCAGGAATATCCCAAGATGCTCTTCCATCCGAAGTATGGCGCCAAGCCTGAACCGACCGCCGGCAAGTTTACGGTAGGCTGCGTCACGGCAGATCAGTACCAGCAGGCGCTGGTGACCTTCCAGGAAGCGCTGGCGGCCTGGCAGCGGGAGAACCGTACCAAGGTTGCGACCTCGGAAGCAGAGGAAGCGCGCCTGGTGAAGAAGGGCTGGCTGGCAAGTCCTCCAGTTCGCAAACTGACCGCAGCGATGGATCCGAACTCGGACGAGATCTAAGAAGGGTCTTCTTAAGGGAAACCAATGACCGGAAACGACCTGATTGCGAGCGCGTTGCGGCTCTGTGGAGTATTGGCGGCCGGAGAATCTGCCGACGCCGATATGGGACCGGACTGCCTGGTTGTCCTGAATCAGCTCATCGATTCGTGGAATGCTGAGCGGTTGGCGATCTACTCGATTGCGAGCACGATCTTCACGCCTGCTGCATTGAAACAGGTCTATCAGGTTGGGGTGGGCGGGGACTTCAATATTCCCCGTCCACCACGGATCGATCGGTATTCCGTCATCAGCCTTCAGAATGCCGCTGAGCCGTTGGAACTGCCGCTCGACAGCCTCACCGAGGCCGAGTGGCAAGGAATTCCCGTCAAGAACATCTCTTCAAACCTGCCGCGCTGTGTCTACAACGACAATGCATATCCGCTGATGAATTTGAACTTGTGGCCGATTCCGAGCCAGCAGGTTCAATTTGCGCTGTATTTCTGGAACCAGCTCACCCAGTGGCCGACGCTGGCGACTGACCAGCAGTTTCCTCCTGGCTACCTCCGCGGGATCCGCTATAACCTGGCCGTAGACTTGGCGGCTGAGTTTGGCGGCGATCCGACGCAGATGCCCCTGGTGATGAAGATCGCGCAGGAATCCAAGGCCATGATCAAGAGCCTCAATATTCGAATTCCTTTGCTGGGCTGCGACCCGGCGATGGTGGGCGACGGCAAGGGCCAGTACAACTGGCTGACCGATCAGCCGGCGGGGCGGTAGATGGCGCGCTTTGGGTTTGTTGGCGGAACCTACACATCGGAGTCGGTAATTGCAGACTGCCAGGAATGCATCAACTGGTATCCCGAGTCTGTGGAATCAGGCGAGGGCAATACTGCTATTGCGCTTTACCGCGCGCCTGGGATCACGCTCTTTGCTGCGCTACCCGGCCGCTCGGTGCGCGCTGAGCTCGCCATCAACGGGCGGCTCTTTGTCGTGGCTGGTACGACGCTATACGAGGTATCGCCAGCGGGAGTGGTGACCGTTCGGGGTCAGAATCTTCCAGACGATGGCAACATGGCGTCCATGGCAGCCTCGAACATTCAACTGCTGGTTGCGAGTGGCGGAGGCCTTTATGTGTTGTTCCTGGTCAACGTTGGGCAGACCGTAGCGAATACCTTTCAGCAGGTGAGCGAGGTTGGAGGGTCTGCGACTGGCCCAGTGGGCCCCGTGCAGCAAGTGGGCTACGGAGACGGCGCGTTTCTGGCGCTGCTGACGGGAACGAACAAGTTCCAACTATCCAATCCGAATGATGCAACGACGTGGAATGACCTGTTTGTGTCGGCCGCATCGGTATTCGCGGAGAACCTTGTCTCCATGCTGGTATCTCACCGGGAGATGTGGCTTTTCGGGGCTGCACACACGCAGCCATACTATGACTCCGGAGACGCGAACAACCCATGGCAGCCGATACAGGGCGCCTTTATCGAGCAAGGATGCGCGGCCGCATCATCTCCTGCAAAGCAGGATAATAGCGTGTTTTGGCTGGGTGCGGACGAGCGCGGCGCCGGGATCGTTTGGCGGGCGAATGGGTACACGCCAACCCGAGTCAGCACTCACGCGATGGAGAACGAGCTGAACAAGTACGCGACGATTGCTGACGCGATCGGCTTTGCTTACACGGAAAAAGGCCACCCGTTCTATGTGCTGTTCTTTCCGACAGCCAATGCCACTTGGGTGTATGACGTGGCGACGAGCCTCTGGCATAAGCGTGGGCGATGGATTGGTCAGCAGTTCGAAGCCTGGCATGCACAGTCCCACGCATACGCGTTTGGCAAACACCTGGTGGGAGACTGGGCAAGCAGCGTTGTCAACGATGTGCAGACGACGAATCTTTACGTATCCTCGATCCTCACCCTCACGGACAATGGGCTGAATATTCGCCGGGTGCGGCGGGCTCCGCACGTGTCGATCGAGAAGCAGTGGATCTATCACCACGAGATGCAGATCGATCTTGAAGTGGGAGTCGGCCCGATTCCAGGACTACCTGGTCCAGGCGTTGGAGCCATGTCGATTGGGCTGACGGATGTGAATGGCAATGATTGGAGCCTTTCGATCAACGATGCCGGAGAGCTGCAGACTACCGAAAGCGTAGGAGCTGGCGGCCTGCTCATTTTGAACGACCAGCAGCAGAATGTCTCATGGCAGATTGGGATGAACGCCGCTCAGCAGCTGACGCTGACAGAGATTGTCTACAGCGCGGCATATGCGCAGAGCATTGCGATGATTACCAGCGGGACACAGCTGCAGACCTCGCTGACGGTGGTAAATGGACAGTTGACGGTGGATGCGCCGACTCCGGGATCTCGCGATCCTCAGATCATGCTTCGCTGGTCCGATGACGGCGGAAAGACCTGGAGTAACGAGCGCTGGATTAGTGCCGGCGCGGCGGGCACCTATAAGACCCGTGCACACTGGCACAGGCTGGGACGCTCGAGGGATCGCGTATATGAAGTGGTAGTAGACGATCCGGTGGAGTGGCGCATCATCGATGCCCATCTGGATGCGGATCCCGGATTCAAGCCGGTGGAACGGTTGAACAAAGCAATGAGCAAGATGGCCTAGGGGAATCATGAAAAGACTGATGATTGCAATAATGCTGCTGATGGCGGCGGCGGTGGGATTTGCGCAGACGCACACTATCCCGAATTTAGATACTGCAAACATATTCACAGCTGGGCAGACCATGCCCTCCGTGACGATCCCCGGAGCTCCGGGCGGAAGCTATGTGAGAGCCGATGGCGCCGGTGCTGGAACGCCCAGCGTATTACCTTCCGGCTGTACGTCAAGCGGGACGGGGAACATAACGTGTCCAACTTTCAATGCCTCTCTGACACCTACGTCCGGCGTTACTGGACTACCTGTGACACCGCCCACGACTGCGCCTGCGGTTACACAGTCCTCGACAGGCGGAACGATTGCGGCTG